TGGGTCGATTGGCCTAAATTCTTCAGTATTCGCTCTCTCTGTTCTTCTTGTTCTCGGTCGAAACCCCTAATCTTCACGCTACCGTGGTATTTCGCTAGGACTTCCTGGCTGGACCGAACGAACAGATGCGCCCTCTCTCGGCACATCGATAGAGCCATGCTCTCCGTGTGGTCATTCAGCGTGTAAAGCTCCCTGTGGCCTTCTAGACGCCATCCCTCGAACAGCCAGTGCGCGAGTTCTTCGTCATCCTTGAGGTCGTCTATAGGGCATGGACGGACGCCAATGAGACGCTTCGCCTTAATGACACGAAGCCTCGTCGGTAACTGGGCAGATGCTCCAATCTTTAGGCATTGGGTATTCGACCTAATCACCTCTGCGAAGTAGACGCACGGCTGAACGTCGTCACTGTCTGGCTCCTTCACGGTCCCTCCCCCATCACTCCTCACCGCCCTGCGCCGTCAGTGCGCCAACGCTTGCCACGCCACGTTCTCGACCAGCGCAATACGTTCAGCGCGTGATACTCGTAGCCGTCCAGCATCTCTTGGTAGTGGTGATATTCGATCCACGCCCACCACGATGAACGCATCCTCGTCAGCATCCAGTCGGGCAGCTTGATATACCAGTAGCGAATTGACCCTTTTGTGCTCATTGCGGGCACGCCATCGGCGTCACGGCCGGCCCGCTGCGCGCCACGACGACCAGGAAGCAGACGCCAGCGCCCTCGTCCTTCCACACGTCCAAGCAGGTGTCGTGGTCACAGGTGGACGAGACTCGGCGCATCGTGCCGACGGGCACCGTCGCTGTGACGTGCGGGAATAGGTAGACCATTAGCCCGCCTACGGCTATTACAACAACCGCTGAGACTACGAGCGCTGTTGAGAGCTTGTCACGGTCCATCCTCATCACTCCATCGCCCAGATGCCAATAGCAAATGTAATACCGATACATGCCATAGCGATCCCGACCCCACACAGCGCTATGCGATCCATGATTGGATCTGTCGACCGCATCGTCTCAATCGTCATGCCTCCTGCCGCCACGGCGAGACTCGCCATCGCAGTGGACAGTAAGAGTTTCGCCATCAGCTCCATCTAGCGGTCCCTCCCCATCATCCTCACCGCCGCGCGAGCACTTTCTTTCGCAGCCATCCCGTCACAATAGTGTCGTTCTCTGAGCACTGGGTGCAGATGTCGAGAATCACGCTGCCCCAATCGAAGGTCGGATTCACGATCCCGACCGAGAGAGACACTTCGTAGCGCCCAATCTCGCGGCCACAGGCATCGCATGTTTTCGTCGTCGTGGTGCTCATGGCGTCTCACCGAGGCTCTGCAAATTAGCGGGCGTCGGAATCGAACCGACCGTCATCGGCTTATGAGACCGTGGTGTCCACCAGTTCACCTGCCCGCACTTTCGATTTCGGCTGTTCGTCCTTCTTGATGGTCTTCTTGAACATGACGCCTGAGGCCGTGTGATACACGACGACGCCCTCTGGGTCCATGTAGCCCGGTGCGGCCATCGAGCCTTCGTGCTGGAGCTTCAGCAGCATGTTGTCCGCCTTCTCGGTCACGAACAGGCCGCGATAGAGAATCGGCACAAGGCCCACGCACGCCGGGAGCACGTCTTGGTAGACCACGAGCCGAGGATCTTCCTTGGGAATCAGTTGCGGTTCTGTGCCGTGGAGCGTCCAGCGGATCGTGTTGAACAGCGAGAATCGCTTCTCGCCCTTCGCCAGTCCGTATCCGCGCTGAATCCCGCTGCCCCACCACTCGCCATAGTGCCGACCGACGCCGAGACCGAATAGCTCGTCGGAGTTCGCCGCGACCCATGCCGCGAAGCCGAAGTTGTCATCCCTTGGCGTGATGTAGCGCGTGCGCGACCCGGCCAGCATCAGCAGCCCGTCTTTCGCCGCCACAATCGGCGTGTTCGCAGGGAACACCATGCCGTCGCTGTCGGTCATGACGATATGGACCTGGGCGTTCGTGCCGTCGATCTTCTCGCTGATGACCACTTCCCGAGTGAGACGGCCGATCTTCGTGAACTCCTGAAACTCAATCATGGCTCCTCCGTGTCAACCCACGGTAGCACACGTCTGTGTCTGTTGACAACCCCGTAGGGGTTGTGTGTATGATGGCACATGCTCATTCGGTCGGCTTACTTCGTTAGCGAGAGAACCAAGGCCATCCTGCGGGCCATCTCAGAGCTTCATCATGGCGCGTCCCATAGCTCACTCGTCAGGGACGCTGTAGAGGCGATGGGGCGGCAGGAGATGCGAAAGACAGGCGGAGCCACCCGGAAGCGCCTCCAGGACGCCCTGGGGCCTGCGGAGCGGTCGTGAGCGGCAGGGCGTCGGCGTCTCGGGGGCACAGGCGATGAGATTGTTGGATCTGTTTTGTGGGGCTGGAGGAGCGGCAATGGGCTATTCACGCGCCGGGTTCACCGAGATTGTGGGCATCGATAACAGGCCCCAACCTCGGTATCCGTTCACGTTCATCCAGGCCGATGCGCTGAAGCCACCAGTGCGATTGGAGGACTTTGACGCGATCCACGCCAGCCCGCCGTGTCAGGCGTATACGCAGTCCGCGCTGGCGTTCAGGAATGCCGGGAAGGTGTATCCCGATCTCGTTGCCGCGACTCGAGAATTGTTGGTGTTATCTGGGCGTCCGTGGGTCATTGAGAACGTGCCCGGCGCTCCAGTGTTTGCGAACTTCACGGTTTGCGGCTGTCAGGTGGGATTGGCATTGCGCCGGCGGCGGTTGTTCGAGATGAGCGATGCACCGTTCGAGATGACGCCACCGTGCAAGCACGAAGGCCCGGTTGTCTCGGTTGTCGGGCACGGCACGCCGTCATGGGTGCGTGAGCAGCTTGGTTACAACCCGACGATCCATGACTACCGAGCCGCAATGGGCATCGACTGGATGAACCGTGGCGAACTATCGCAGGCCATCCCCCCTGCCTACACCGAGTTCATCGGCCGTCAGTTGATCGCGGCACTTCAGTAGGGGCGGGTGAGCCACCAGGGGAGCGCACATGGGGTATTTCTCAAACGGCTGCGAAGGCGACGACTACGAGGTGCGATTCTGTAACCGCTGTGTGCATCAGAAGCCTGACGATGGCGGCTGCATGGTGTGGCTGGCTCATCTGCTCCACAACTACGGGCAGGATGAAAAGACCGAAGCCGTGCTGAACCTGCTGATCCCTCGGTCAAAGGACGGCGCGTTCAACGAGCAGTGCGCGATGTTTCACGAATCGGCGGCGGTGAGCGGAGGACAGCGACCATGAGCGACCAAGATAAGCGGATACCTACAACCGAGTGGCTAAAGGCCGTCACGAAGACGCTGCTGACAGATCCAGAGGCGGTGATGATGTTCGTGGAAGATCCGTCCACGCTGGTCTGGGTGGCTTACGGACTTCAAGAGGCCGTGGCCGCACGCGAACAGGCTGATAAGCGATGACGCCTCCCGACACGCGCGCCGTCCTCCTCGACCTGATCGAGAAAGCGAAGACGGTGAATACGTTCACGCATGGGGAAGATCACATCGCGCATCGGTGGATGTCGGTAGACGCTGACGTGCTGCTCCCCCTCTTGGCCCTCGCCCTCAAGGGGCTGGAGTATCAGGAGGCCGAGCAGTCGATTGACGAGTCGCTGGACATCGTGTTCGGGCCGAAGGAGCAGCCATGAGCGACCTGCGGGAACAGGCCAGCGCCCTGCTGACGCCAGAAGCGATCCGCCTGATTCTTCATGCCGCATGGACGCCGAATGAAGAAGGCGGCAACTACCACGAGGGCAAACTGGCGTTAGCGGCCCTCGACGCCCTCCAGCCGCTGTTCGAGCAGGTGGCGCGAGAGCGTGACAAGTTGGACCGTGAAAGCAATTCATGGATGGCCGATTTCGGGATGGCTGTTCAGCGTTATGAGAAGGCCGAAACTGAGCGCGACGACCTGCGGGCGAAGCTCACGCAGGCCGAGGCCGCCAATGTCTATCTGTCTGAGTTGCTGCAAGGCCGGAGCGCGTCTCCCGTCAGCGCCGAGGCCGACATCATTGCCGAGCAAGAAGCGCGGTGGGACAAGCAGGTAAAGCCGCCCTCGACCGGAGCGTGACCCCATGAGCGACCCACGCCCACTCGGGAAGCTGTTGACGACCAATGAGCAAGCGTTGGCGAAAGCCACGCTGAATCTTGTCGGCGACGGCGATCCCGATACGTCTGCGAATGGCTACCTGTTATCGAATGAATTGACGGAACAACGTGCCCGAGTGGCCGAGCTAGAGGCCGAGCGGAAAGCGATATTCATCGCGGGCTGGAATCGCGGCTATCTCGATGGCGGTGAAGGTGACTGCCGCATGTTTGAGCCTTCTGCTGAGTCGGCGTGGCAACTTCACACTGGCAGGTATGTGCCCCCGGCCGAGCCCAAGGAGACGACATGAGCGAGAAGCGGAAATACGATTCGACCGTGGCGCGGATCGCCGGGAATGTCGCGTCTGGGATGATGCGTGACCCTTCATGGTGGCCACTGTCCGCTAACTCAGGGCGGATTGCAGAAGTAGCGGTGAGTATCGCCCGCGCCATCGTGACCGAAGTCCAGCGCCCCGAGCCCACGGCCCAGACGGAGGAGTGAGGGATGGCTACACCGACGCACACGCATTTCTGTTCACAGTGTTACGGGCCTGCCAAGCGCAGACGCACCGACCGCAAGGAACCGCTTGGATGGTGGCGCTGCACGGACAAGCCATGCGTGCGCGAGATGGCTGCGACGTGCCAGAGACATACGCCACAACGGGCACCGAGACACTTCGTTGGCGTCTAGAGGAGCCTCCCCGATGACCCTCACCGCGCGACTCACGGCGGCGCTGACGCCACAAGTGCTGAATGCGGCCGACCGTGCGTATGAGGAGATGTGGTGGAACGACCGCGACGGTGCATATGCCGCCGCCCGTGCCGTGCTCATCGCCGCGCTCCTGCCGGTGGTGGAGGAGCTGTCCGTGCTCACCGAGATCCGTGCCGAGAATGCCGCGTTCATGACGGCTCTTCAAGCGGAGGGGCCGACGCCTGCGCCGGGTGACGGAACACGTTGCTCGATGTGTAGTGCGCCTTATCAGTTCGACACGACGGTGCCGAGCGTGATTTGGAATCGCGTCATTCGCGCGCAGAACTTGCCCGAGTTCCTGTGCTGTACCTGCATCGTCAAGGAGTTTGCGAAGGCTGGCGTGACGTTCACGGCTGAACTCTGGGGCGATGCCTTCAATGGGCTGCCGATCGAAGTCGTTGTGGATGGTGCAGAATCGACGGCCATCCACGAGTTGAGCCTAGAGAACACGCATCTTCGGGCGCGGCTCAACGAACGACCGTGAATAAGTATCAGCGTTTCTCAAAGGCTAAATTGTCCAAGAATCTACGCGACCCGCTTGATGTGTTCGATGAAGTTCACAAGGACACGCTCGACCAGCGTGCGAGTCGTGTTGGTGACGTGTTCCGAGTGTCGCGTCAAATTCACGAACTCCTGTTGGCGTCTGACCTGTCAGAGCAGGGACGGTCTGCCGCGATGCAAATCGTTGGCGTACTACTGAACAGGCTGAGCGACAAATGAAGACCGCACCCCCGGACGACACGCCGCCCACGATCACCATTGTGAAGTTCGGCCCGCATCCTGTCGCCGCGCCGTGTGCTATCGAAGAACGTTGCATGTATCCAGCCCCGGACGACACGCTGGCGCGCGTGGCCCCAACGTGCGCGACGTGCAAACACCACCACGAGATTTACGGCATGAACCTATGCTCGCAGCCAGACATGGCGAAGTCGAGCTTTGATCGCATGCACTACCATCCGCCCGACAATTTCGGCTGCAACCGGCATGAGGCGGTGCGGCCTGACGCCCCGCGCGCCGAGACGGTAGACTCACCCAAGGAGACCTAAGCCGATGGCCTTTACGTCGATTTCCACGCTTCCACTTGACATCGCGTTCCACAACATCGTCGTCGAACCGCATCGAGACGCGGATAAGATTCCAGGCTGCATCGCGATCAAGGTCGTCGCGACTGGTAAGTATCTCAGCGTGGATGACTTCGGCACCGTCTCCTACAAAGACGGCGCGGGCGCGGCTGAGAGATTCCTCCACGGGGAAGGGAATGTGCTGATCGCGCGGCGAGCCGTGGGCGACGTGAACTTCATGGGGGCGTGATGAATCCCAGCGTCCTTGCGGCCATCTCTTCGAGTCGGTCATCGTCTACGCCGTGGCGGGATGTCACCGAGGCGCAACTACGCGCGTGGCGCGGCGACTTCTTCGGCATCTACCTGCCAGAACTGGCGCTCAACGCTTGTCCAGACACGCGCAACGGTATCCGCTGTGGCCTGCCAGGAGTCGATAAGGGCTGTTTGTTCACGCAACACACACTCAACTACACTCCCGAGCAGCGGGCCGCTGGTAGAGCCGCCTACAAGGCGAGAGGGTATACCCACTGGCCGATTAACGTCACCGATACGCCGGGAGTCTACGGCTACTCGAACACCTACCCGCCCTGCCCGAGCGACAACCGGCAAATCCTCAACGACGCGCTCCGTGAAATCTGGCTGGACGGCCTGATTCCGGTCTGCATCGCCATCGGCTATCACGACGAGGACACGGACGACGCCCTTCAGCAATTCATTGACCTCCTCGACGACAAGATGCTCGTCCGTATCGTGTGGCCAGGGATGGAGATGAATGAACCGGACGGACTCACGCGCGAGCAGATAGCGCAACGCATTGAACGCTTTTCCCGCATGATGCCGTGGGCACTGCAATACATCCAATTCGGCCCAGGTCACTCGGCCGGCGACACCCCTGAAGGCGAATGGTGGAAAAACGGCTGGAAAGAAGGCGATGAATTTGTAGTCGATGGCGAACCCAAGACCATGACCTACGACTGGATGGGCGCGCAGAACGTGCCGAACCTCATCGGTTTCTGCCTCAACGATGCGAACTTCAACGACCCGACCCGCATGATCGACGACTGCGGCGCGATGCTCTGCCGTCTCCAGAAACACGGCTTCCGTTGGAACCTCGACCGCTCGTTCGATGTGATCGCGGCTGAACTATACGCGAAGAAGCAAACCAACGACGCACCCGGAGAAGCGGCCGGAGTCGCCCACTGCGATGCGCTCCTCGACGTGGCCTACTACCAGGAATACACCAACTACGCAGGCTACACAGGGAGACTCGCCGGGTTCGTAAACGGCGGAACTGTTCGATGATGTAAGCGATGTTGCTTACAGTAGCGCTCGGTAATGATCTGTAAGCGCGTGGACAACGTGTGGACAAAGGTTGACATTGTGGACAGGTGTTGACGTTTGTTGACAGCGTGTTGACAGAGACGGCCTATTGACAACGCTGTAAGAGTGGGCGCAGAATTTCGTCCCATGATGTTCTTTCTCAGGGTGCTCGCGTGCGTGACCACCTAGAAAGAGCAAAGCCCCAAAGGGTGCGACCCCTTCGAGGCTTTTAGATCAACCGGGTCGGAGCCGGTAAATCAGTTGGCGACTAGCCGCTAGTTTACCTACCTGCGTTCTCTAAATCAAACAAGTTCGCCTGTATTGACCGGGAGACGGACCAGGGTCTTTATTGCGACAGAGTTGGCTACTGGGCTGGAGTCGTGCAAAGCCAACGAACGCGGAACCTGAGCACGTTCACGACGAGGGGCACACCCTTGCAAGGCTAACGGAATCGTTCGCTGTGTTGTCGGCGTTCGTGCCGTATGCGGTGGTGCAGGAATATCTGTAAACCATTGGCATGGCGTTAGATCCTCGCTGGATCTAGAACTACGCCGTGTCGGTGGCATACGGTAGTTCAAAACCTAGAGCTTAGAACCCTGAAAGGACTAGATGATGACTGAAGTAGTAAAGGGATTCACGGTCACGAGGGAATGGATTCATGCCCACAAGTCGTATCGAGGAGGCTGGAACGCGAAGTCTCTCGCCGTGCTTGGATTGACCTGGAAGGTAGTCAACCAAGGCGGTTGGATTGACCGTCTAGACGGAACGCGAATCAGCCAGAAGTCGAAAGATGACTTCGAGCGTCTATGCGAGGAGCACAATCGCAAATTGCTCCGTAAGGCCAATAAGCCCTCCACGTTCACACCCTATGAGCCTCAGGCGGTCTAAGCCATGAAACTACGAGACGTGCTCATCAATGCGGGTATCCCAAGCGGCTACATGGCCACATTCTTTCGGGATGCTGAACTCGTCAAAGACGTGCTCTACGTGAAAGAACGCGGGGTCGGGGAGTCGATTGCTCGGCTGTTCGGGCCTCAGTTACGGGGCGTCATCCCGAGCCTGAAACTCAAGGTCGGCTCCCCTTTGACGCTGGCGAAGGCGGAACCGCCGAACTACCTTAACGCGGCAGGGAAGCGGGCATGGCGACTCCAGCACGCGGGCCAACAGAAACTCATCGAAGAGTTGTAGAATCTGCGGAAAGGGAATCATGCCATCCAACGATCAAGTCCCTCCGTATCGCTGGTTCCAACGGAGGAGTGACACGTTCAACTCGGCGTGGGTTGAGGACCTGAACCGTGCCTTTGAGTTGATTTACGACGCACCGCCATTCTCGCCGCGAGTATCGCTTAGTGAACCGCTTGTGCCGAACGTGCCGTGGGAGCCGACGCCCATCGACCAGATGTTCCTCAAGAGCGTGGGGATTAAGCCGGAGTGAGCGAGCAGTGATTACGCGCATCCCAATTGCCGAGCGTCTGTGGTCTAAGGTCAATAAGACAGAGACATGCTGGTTATGGACGGCCAGTGTGTCGAACGCTGGATATGGTCAACTTGGCGACCCTATTCGGCGCTCGATGATCTCGGCGCACAGGGTCGCATGGGAGGTCACGCATGGGCCAATACCGATAGGCCAGTGCGTCCTGCACAAGTGCGACGTAAAAGTATGCGTCAATCCTGATCACTTGTTCTTAGGAACAAAGGCTGAGAACACCCGCGACTGCATTAGTAAAGGGCGCTTTAAGCCTAACAAAGGCGGAGAGTTCAATCGGAACTCTAAACTGACTAACGAGCAGGTGAGAGAGATTAAGCGACACCCTCGTAAGCGTGGTTTTCGCCAAGGGCTAGCTGATAAGTTCGGCGTCAGCATCGCCTGCATTAACGGCATTAGAGTCGGCGCAAACTGGAAACACATTGAGTGACCAGTCGGTAAAAGTTCCACGATGCCGATGGTGTAAGTCGGTGGATCGTCCAGGTAACTTTGTGAAGGTTGACGGTCACTGGCTGTGCGAATACGAGCCGTGCGCTAATCGGCAGAGACAGCACGCGATGACTCGCGCAGACGAAGGCGATAACGCCATCGTCTACATACCGACGCCTGCCCAGGTAGACCTTAGAGAGTCACACTCACCAAACCTGCTTTGGGGTTCTGGCGCAGGCGTAGCCAAGTCAACTGGTCTCAGATGGGACGCCTACCACTGGTGCCGACAGATTCCGAACTATGAAGTCCTACTGCTTCGCCGAACCTTCCCAGAGCTTGAGGAAACTCACCTGCTGGCTATGTCGCGTGAAGCTGCTAGCGTTGGAGCCACATATAAGGCCGGAGAGAAGCGTCTTGTCTGGGAGAACGGGTCATTCATAAAAGCCGGTCACTGCCAAGATCCACGCGATTATCTCAAAATGTTGAGTCGTGAATACGACCACATCATCTTCGACGAGGGAACAACGTTCGACCGCACGCAGATACTGGAAATCTCCAGCAGAGCACGAAGCTCGAAGCCGCTCGTTGAAGCACGCGGAGGCGCGTATGTCCGAATCGGATCAAACCCAGGTGGACCAGGACACGTTTTTCTCAAGGAGTTTTTCATCGACAAGAATCCAAGTAGTGAAGAGTTCCCAGACTACTTACCTGACGACTATGCGTTCATGCCAGGACTACTCCAAGACAACCCTTATCTGTCGCCGCGATACCTGCGACGATTACTTCAACTGGAACCCGCTCGTCGTGACCAGTTGATCGACGGCGATTGGTCGAAGTTCGTCGGCATGTTCTTCGATAGGTTCTCGTTGACGCAGCACGTAGTTGCGATGGAGCCAGTGTGAACTGGTCCGCTGGAATGAGATATTCATACGCCGCGACTGGCTGGTGTGGCTTCTTCGCGTCGATGCGCGATGGCCGATATCTGCTTCGTCACGAGTTGACGTGGCTGCACAAAGCGCCTGAGATTGCCGCAGCCGACATCACGCGATTCGTGAAGGCGCAGAAGATCGACCTGCAATACGTCGCCGCGAATCCCGACCTGTGGCCGAAGAAAGGCAAGTCAGGGCAGACCGTCTGCGAGACGTTTCAGCGGGCTGGCGTGCCGATGGTGAAGGGCTCAGACGACCGTATCAACGCATGGGCGCGTCTTAGGTCGCTCATCGCAGAGCGCCAGTGGGTAGACCGCACTGTGCCGTCTGGATTCATCGCGTCGCCGTCGCTGCTGATTCACCCAGACTGCAAGTATTTCCTGCGGACGTTCCCAACGCTGGTGAGCGACCAGACGAACCCAGACGACGTGCAGGAATCGACCGACGAATACCCGGCACTCGGCGCAAGTTACTGGGCCATGACGCGCCCTGCGCCAGAAGCCGAACCCGAGCCAGAACTCCCGCCAGGAGCCATCGGCCACGACCTCCGGAAACTCCGCGCTGAACTCGAAGCGGCGCTATAATCACCGACCATGCCGAGAGCCAAGAAGCCTGTCGAAGCCTCCACGACGCCGGACCTAGAGATTCCACTACCGGCAGATGGCATCGGGTCACTCGACTACTGGCAGGACGAGGTAGACAAGGCGACTCGGCGGCGCAAGAAGGAAATCGAAGGCTGGAAACGGAACCTAAACCGAGCCTATCGCGGCATGTCCGAGTCGTTCTTCGGGCTGTCGAAAAACGAGACCATCATCATCCCGACCGACTTCTACTACGCCGAGCAGAAGAAGGCGCAGTTGTTTTTCCAGACGCCTTACGTCCAGTTGACGGCGGAACAGCCTGAGCCAGAACAGGCCATACCGTATTACCAGCACGTCGTCAATTTCCTACTCGGGCCACGAGGCGCTGACGCCAAGGCCACGGTCAGTCAGTGCCTCACGGATGTTGTCGTCGCGTCAGGCTTCGGCCCAGTCGAGATTGGCTATGAAGCCGTGCAGGTCGATGTCGCCATGCCGACGAACCGCATGGAGCCAGTCATCGATCCGCTCACGGGGCAGCCGGCGCTTGAGCAAGTCATCGACCCGATGACCGGCCAACCGTCGATGGACCCGAACATGCTGCAACCGAAGCAGCAGTTGGCGCTCGACCCAGAGACAATGCAGCCAGAGACGGTCATCGTCAAGAAGACCATTTGGTGCAAATACTTCATCGACCACTTCTCGCCAGCGAAAGCACTATTACCAGTCGGGCTGGCGACGACGCAATACGACAAAGGCCCGTGGATTGGACGAGACTTCGACGCCGACGCGCAGCAGATGAAGCAGTGGTTCGGCGTGAAGTCGTCAGAACTCGGCGAGTATCGAGACGACCAATCGCTCGCGCCATCGAACGACAAAGAGTTCCTACGCGACACCGCACGCGGCTGCGTGATTTACTACCAGGCCCGCATCTACGACGAGAAGGCTTACCCGGACGAGATTCGCAAACTCATTCTCATCAACGGCAAGAAGAAAGAACAGACGGCCGTCGTCCACGAGCGCCTGAAATACCAAGTGTTTGACGCAGACGGAAAACTCGTCGGCGGGATGCGTGGGTTTCCGATTGACCCGCTGGCGATTCGCAGCGTAACCGATACGGCCTATCCGCCATCTGACGCATCGGTGGCCGCTCCGGTCTCGAACGAACTCAGCATCGGACGCAGCCAGATGATCAAGCAGCGGACTCGGAACATCCCGATCCGTGCGATTGATTCGCTGCGTGTGGATAAGACCATCGTGGACCGCCTAGAGCGCGGCGACTGGCAAGCCATCATCCCGTTCAAGGGCGCGATGGACGAGAGTGTGTTCAGAGAACTCGCGTCGGCGAACTTTCCGAACGAGAACTTCGCATTCAACAACATCACCGAGGGCACGCTCGAAAAGATTTGGGGCCTCGGCGCGAATCAGCTTGGGGCATCCACAGACGAGACCAAGAGCGCGACTGAATCGACGCTGGTTGAGCAGGCGAAAGACATTCGCATGTCGGCTGACCGAACGGCCGTGCTCGAATGGTTCCAGCGCGTCGTCGAGAAGTTCGCCTCGCTGCCGCTCATCTTCGCCGACCACGAACAGCTTGTGGAGATTGAAGGGCCAGACGGCGCGAAGCGCCTGGAGACCTGGGACAAGACCAAGATTCAGGGCCGCTATGCCTTCTCACTTCGGCCAGACTCCGCCGTTCGCGTCAATGCGGCCGAGATGCGTGAGCAGGGTCTCCGCTTCTACAACCTGACCGCGAACTCGCCGTTCGTGAATCAACTCGAAAACATGAAAGAACTCGCACGCTCTTTCAATAAGAACCCGAATCTCGTGCAGCAGCCGCCACCGCCTCAGCCACCGCCGCCTGAAAAGCCGAAGATCAGCGTGAGCATCAAGGGAGACGACCTGAATCCGCTCATGCCGCAATACGCGAACGTGATGCTGATTCTCCAGGGCGGCGACGTGTCGCAGCTTCAGCCGCCAGCGCCAGTGCAGATGCAGCCGATTACGTCGGCGCAGACCGCGCAGCCCATCTCGAAACATGCGGCCGATCTGACCGGCCAGCAGTCTGGGCCACCGATGCCGAAAGAGGTTATGTGAGCGACGACGAGAAGCCCAGAGACACGGCGACCGACCTTCCGGTGATGACACAAGCCCCAGCCATCCACGGCGATACGCTCTGGGACGGTCCACGGTGGATTACCAACGCGCAGAACGAACCAGTCTGGATTGAGACCAAAGCCGAATACTGGGCCTTACTGAACCGACTCGGGAAAGGCATGAAAAACAGCTCC